AATTATATTGGGTTAGCTGGAAAAATCCTTCTTATGGAAAGTTTCCTGCTTATTCTGGTAAATTAGGAGCTTTAACATGGTCTGAATCAGGATTTCAAGCTGACATTGTAAGTTCTTTAAAAGATCTGGAAAGATTGATAGGACCTATAGTAACAGCTAATTGCAGACATGATTTATATGGAACTTCTAAGAAAGGATGTGTTGGTTATTGTGGTGTTAATAAGGCAAACTTTACCTTTCATGGAACTATTTCTTCTGTTATTAAAAACAAATATAGTTATGGAGTAACAGGTTTAAGTAATGCAGCTGGTTTCTTTTCTTCTGGCACTATGTTAATGACTTCAGGTCCTGCTGCTGGAGCTACACTTTATATCAAAACACATGCAAGTGGAGAATTAACTTTATCAATTCCTTCTCCTTATTCATTAGAAATAGGAGACACATTTGACATATATGCAGGTTGTGATTTAACTTTAGCTACATGTAGAGGCAAATTTGGTAATTTAGCTAATTTTGGTGGATTTCCTCATATTAAAGCACAGGTAAATTTTAAATGAAGACTATACGTTCAACTGACATTGTTAATGCAGCACTTTCCTGGAATGGAACTCCTTATCATCACCAAGCTGCAGTAAAAGGAGTAGGAGTGGACTGTGCATATTTTATTGGGTCTGTTGCTGAAGAATGTAAATTCATTGATAAGTTCTATGTAGCTCCCTATTCTGTAGAATGGCATATACATAATGAAGGAGAAAAGATGTTAGAAATAGTGGAGGGATTTGGTTGTAAGAGAATAGCAAAACCAAGAGCTGGAGATATATTAGCTTTTCAGTATGGCAGAAGTTGTTCTCATCTTGGAATAATGCTTAGAAACAATACCTTTATCCATGCTTCACTTAAACATAAAAGAGTCATCATAGAAGAGTTAAGAGATGATTATTTAGAAAGACATAAATTTACATATACATTTCCAGGAGTAAGACATGATTATTGAAGAATATGCAACTACAGATATAGTTTTAGCAAGTTGTTTGAAGTATTTTGGTTTTAATTTATCAAGAATACAAACTCAAGGTAAAAGAGGTATTTTCTATTTTTATGCAGTAGAAAAACAATTTCTTGAAAACTTTGATAAAAATTTAGTTTCTGTAGAACCTATTAAATTCCACTCTATATTAAAACAACTTAATATTGCAGTAAGGAGACAAGTTGATATTGGAGGTAGTTCATGAAAGCTCTTAAAAAAGGAAATTCATTAGCAAATCCTGCATTATGGACAAGTAGAGCAAATACTACTGCTTTGTTAATAATTCTTATACAAGGAATTCTTCAAATTAGTAAAGCCTTTGGTTATGAGTTTGAAATAGACCAAATACAAGTTCAACAAATTGCAGACATTATTTCTACAGTGGGAATAGGATTAGTTGCAGTTATTCATACAGCTTCAAACAAGGAGGCAGGTCATGGCTAATATGTTATTACCAGCTGGTGGTGCTCTTGTTGGCAGTATGTTTGGTGGAAGTGGTGCAGCAATTGGATGGATGTTAGGTTCTGCATTTAGTAGCAGCAATAATAAAGACACAGCTCAAGATACTTTAGCAGATTTACAAGTACAAACAAGTCAGTATGGAGTTAGTATTCCATTAGTTGTAGGTAAGCAGAGAGTTGCTGGAAATATTATATGGGCTGCAGATAAGGTTAAATATGAAAATCAAGATGCATTTACTGGATTTGGTAAAGGTGGTGATACAAAGAAGGGAGCTCCTGATTCTCCTCCTGGTTATACTGTTTCTATGTTAATTGCTATATGTCAAGGACCTATTTTAGGAATTAGTAGAGTATGGAGTGATGGTAATCTGATTATTAATTCAGGTAATTTGATAGGAACTCTTTATAATGGATCCATGACACAAACTGCTGACCCTGTTTATGCTGCTGCTGTAGGAAGTAGTAATGCTCCTGCTTATAGAGGACTTGCTTATATTGCCCTACATGACTATGATTTAGGTGTTTCTGGAAGGATACCTCAATTTTCTTTTGAAGTTGTTAAACAAGGAATTTTATAATGGCTCAGATACCTCAAGGAAAAAAGATTTATAAAGAATATTCAGTTACTCTTCCTAATTTAAAAGATGTTATTGTAATAGGGAAATATATTTGGGTTTTAACTACAACTTCAGTTAAAGTTTATGCTTATTATAACTATACAAATACTTATGATATAACTCAATCTGAATATTTACTTGAGGATATAGATAAAGACTTATATTTAAATAATATTCCTAAATTAATAGAAATTGCTACATTTAATATTGGTGGTAATTACTTCACATATTCAGGAACTTCAGTTTATGTTATTAGTTCAACACAAATTAGAGAAATTGAAATTGATTCATTAACTTTATCTCCAGATATTGGTTATATTATTTTAAATGATGGAGTTAATACATTTGAAACTAATTCAGAAATTGTTTATGCAGATGAAGCTTTATGGGTATGTGATAAATGGGCAGAAAATAAATCACCTGACACACATGATTATTTGTGGAAATATAATTTAACTACTAAAATTTGGAGTAGGTATTCAGTTCTTCATGGCAGACAATTAGCAAGAAGAAAAATGTGTAATGGTAAAAATGGAAATCTTTATATTTCTAATTGGAATACTGGTGATGTATTAAAAGTAAGTACTTTAGTTCCTAATACTTATCTTGCTCTAAGAACTGACTATACACCTGAAATGATAATGTTTGATGAAAGAGCAGATAAAATATTAGTACATACAGGTAAAGATAAAATTGTAGCTATTAATAGACAAACAGATGAAGCAGTTGTTATTTTAAATACAATGGGAATATGTACTGCAATTTCTGAAAGAACTTCTGATAATGCATATTGGTTTGTTTCTGAGGACTTTACAACTAAGATGAATATTGATAAAACAACCATGTTAAAAGTTAAAGATGCAAATTATTCTTTTAGTTTAAATGCTCCTTGGTTAAAATTGGCAACAAAAATAATTATAATACCAGAACATACAATTATAAATCATAATAATGGACAACCTCTATTAATTCATGAATATGTATGTGCAATTGCAGATAAATTATATCTATTCAGAAATAAAAATAATTTTTATGAAGAAAATTATGTAGAAATTACTGGACAAGGAATGATTTATTCAGGAAATGACTTTTACACAGGAGAATCACTATGAGTTCTTGTTTTAGATGTGATAAAAAATCAAGTTCAGTTAAAACTTCTACAGCAACTGAAACAACTAATACAAAACCACTTCCTACAGATATTCAACAAGGAAGTTATACAGTACATGATGACTGTGGATGTACAATGACAGTTATAGTTGATGAAGATGGAAATGTAACAATTGTCAATACTCCTGACCCTAATGACCCTAATACAACTCCTGATAAACCTGCAGATTTAGTTGATTCAGTTTGGGACTATATTTCAAAATGGGTTGAAAATGCAGATATCTTTGATTGGTTAAAATTAATTGCTACAGCAGCAGGTATTGCTTGGTATGGTTATCAATTACTTAGTCAATTATTTGATGATGGAACTGACCCTAATGGAGGCAGAAATAGAGGTTTTAATGGTTCTCCAGTTTATACAGGTCCTTATACACCTCCTAAATTAAAGGATGTGGTTGAATCACTTTGCCTATTTGCAGAAGTTAATTATGATGTTTCTGAACTTTCAAATGAAACTGTAGAATTTACTATAGGTAATAATACTTCAGCAAGAACCATGATTGATCAGCTTTCTAAAGTTTATAATTTTGATATTATTCAATCTTCTGGTGTTTTGAAATTTAGACATAGATATTCTAATGATGTAGCAGATGCAACTATTCCTACTTCAGATATGGGATTTGGGCCAAGTATTGATAATTTGCCAGACAGAATTACTACAAAGAGGTTGCAAGGAATTGACTTACCTAAATCAATTTCCCTTACTTATTTTTCAGGAGATACAGCTCAACAACCATTTAGTCAAATTGCTAAATTACCAGCTTATGTGGAAGGACAGAATATTTCATTGAATGTTCCTATAACTTTAAGTCATCAAAAAGCAAAAGATGCTGTTGAAATGTTGTTAATGGCTGCACATATAGAGAAGAGCACTTATAAATTTAATACAAGTTATAAATATATTCATGTAGAACCTGGTGATATTTTGTTTAACCCTGAAGTTGGCAACCTTAGAGTTACTAAAATTAGAGAAGGTGTTGAAGGTATCTTGGAATTTGAAGCAACTGCTGCAGGTATTGAAGACAGTTTGGCTGCTGCTGGACTACCTCCTCAATTACCAGACAATGCAGTTACTAACCCAGATGCATTAGTTACAGGCTCAGTAACAACTAAAACTGGAGCTATCTTTATAGACCCTCCATATATTGAAGGTGAATCAAGTTCTACAGCCAGAATTTATGCAGTTGTTCATGGGTATGGAAATGCTGGATGGACTGGAGGCAGAATATATTTAAGTAAAGATGATGGAACCACATATTCTTCTGCTGCCTCAGTTAATACAGAAGCAACTTGGGGTGTAGCAAGTGCAGCTCTTGCAGGTTATTCTCAATTTGGAACCTTAGATTTAGCAAGTTCAATTTCAGTTACTTTAAAAACTGGCTCTTTAACTTCTGTCACTGATGTAGAACTTAATAATGGCTCTAATATGGCTTATATTGGCAGAGAACTAATTTGTTTTGGAGTAGCTACTTTAACTGGTGAAAAAACCTATACATTAAGTAGATTAAGAAGAGGACTTTCTGGAACTGCTCAATTTGCTAATCAACATACTTCAGATGAAATCTTTGTTATGAAAGACAGTTTAACTGCTATTAATTTATCAGATAAAGATATAGGTAAAACCCTTAAATTTAAAGCAGTTACTATGGGTGCAGATATTTCTAATGTAGATGCAGTTGAAGTAGGAATTCAAAGTAATAACTACAAGTTATATCAACCAAAAAATGGAGGATTTACTGTAAGTGGTACTACTCATAAATTTACTTGGGAAGAAAATATCAGAATTCCTAATTCATTAAACCCAGTTGCAGTGTTACATGACATTGATTGGACAAGTTATGCAATAGGTGTTTATGATACAAATGGAAATCTAAAGGCAAAAAGAGTAATTACTACAAATACCTGGGATTATACCTCAACTATGAAAGTTGCTGATTTTGGTTCATTACCTAATAATTTTTCAATTTCAGTGGTTCCTATTTCCATGAAAAATGGTAATGGATATCCCTTAACAATTTCAGTATAGGAAAAGAATATGGCACAAGCAACAACTACAACTCCAGGAACAATAGTATTAGCTGGTGATTTAACAGGAGGAAGTGCTTACAGTCCTCAATTAGCTCCAACAGGTGTAAATCCTGGTGAAAATGCAATGTACAGAAAGATGTATGTAGACAGTAAAGGCAGAACTGTTTGGATAAGTCCTTCCTTATTAGATTTACCAGTTATAGGTTTAGCCTCTACAACTGCTTATGGAAAGGTTAAACCAGATAGTTCATTTACAATTTCTAATGGAACTATCTCAACTTCAATTGCTGGTTTATTACCAACATGTTCTACTTCTGTGAAAGGAATTATGCAAGTTGGAACTGGATTGTCTGTTACTAATGGAACTATTTCTATTGATATAAATGCATTACCTATAGCTACAACTTCTGTGAAGGGAATTATGCAAGTTGGAACTGGATTGTCTGAATCAAGTGGAACTATTTCTTTAGATGCACCAGAAGCCACAATTTCAAGTAAAGGAATTGTTCAAATTGCAGATCAATATTTAAATGTTTCAAGTGGAGTTGTATCTTTAGATACTGCTTCTTTGCCAATAGGTTCAACTTCTCAATTAGGAGTACTTCAAACTGGAACAGGACTTTCTTCAGGAAATGGAATTTTAACTTTAACTGTTGCAACAACTTCAAGTTTAGGTTTAGTAACTATAGGTGATAATTTAACAATAACTGGCCCTATTCTTTCTCTTGAAAATATAGCTACTTCAAGTACTGCTGGAATTGTCCAACCAAGTAACCCATTTGAAATAGCAGTTGATGGAACACTATCTGTTAATTTACCAGATGGAACAGATTCACAAAAGGGAATTTTGCAAGTTGGTAGTGGGTTAGTTGTTTCAAATGGAGTTGTTTCTGTTGATACTTCACAAGTTGCTACAACTTCAGTTAATGGATTTTTAGAATTGCCAAGTTCTACTGATTTAGCTTTTGCTACTTCAGTAAAAACTTATGTTGATTATAATGGTGATACAATATTAGGTTTAAAACCAACAAATAGCTTAAGAGATACAATTCCATATGCAACTTCTTCTACAAAAGGAAGAATTAATGTTGCTTCTATAGACTCAAGAATAACTGCAACTCCAAATACAGTTAATTCTGAATATTATAGCAATTTTATTGTTCCTAATGGCTATCCTGACCCTAATGGATTTTCTGCAACAACTACTCATTATCAACTTTCAATTGAAAATAATTCAACATTTTATAATTCAACTAATTCAACAGGACAAGGATTTTTACAAATAACTGATGGCCAAGGTTTTTCTGTTGATAGTGAAGGTGTATTAACTTTTGATGCTGGAGTTGATACTTTTTCAAGTTCAGGAACTGAATCAGCAATGTATTCAAATTTACAATATCAGCAAGAAGTTACACAAGCTTCTGATGTTAATGGAACACCTATGGGGATATTTACTTGGAATTTCCCTATTATGAAAATGGAATCAGCAGGTGCTCAAGTAATTACTACTTTTCCAAAAATAAGTTCTACAAGATGTAAAGAAATTGTTGTAGTGTATAGAACATTTTATACAAATACATCAGCAACCTATATAACTATAACTAATTTTCATTCAGACTATAAAATGGCTGCTGATTGGGACCCAAATGTTTATTATCAAGATAGTTTTAATTACAGATGGAAAATGTTTAGAATTACTATTGAAGGTACAAAACAATATATTAGCAATTACTAATTAAGGAAATAATATTATGACACAAGCAACTACAACCACTTTAGGTGAAATTCAACTTTCAGGAGATTTAGATGGAACTGCTGTTTCTCCTCAATTAAAAACAATAGAAAATTTAATTGCTGGAGAATATACAATTCCAAAATTAACTGTTGATGTTAAAGGAAGAATTACTGCAATTGAAAATTCTGCCTATGAAGATTTTTATCCAGTTATTTCAGCAACTTCATCTGTAGCAGGTGTTGTAAAAATTGGTGAAGGAATTGCAGTAACAAATGGAGTAATTTCTGTTGATACTTCAAATTTACCTTCTGCTACAACTTCAAGTTTGGGAGTAGTTCAGATAGGAACAGGGCTTTCAGTAACAAATGGAATTGTTTCTTTAAATACTTCTTCTTTACCAAATGCAACTATTTCAAGTTTGGGAGTTATGCAAGTTGGAACAGGACTTTCAGTAACAAATGGAATTGTTTCTTTAAATGCTCCAAATGCTACAACTTCAAGTAAAGGAATTATTCAGGGTGGAGCTAATACTTCAATTACAAATGGAGTTCTTGATGTAGTTTTACCAGTTGGTTCAAGTTCTCAGAAAGGAATTTTGCAGGTAGGAACTGGTTTTTCAGTTGTAGATGGAGTTGTTTCTGTTTCTGCTGAAGATACTCCAGTTGCTACTACTGCATCTGCTGGAATTGTTCAGATAGGAACTGGACTTTCAGTAACTAGTGGAGTTGTTTCTGCACCTTTAGCCACCTCAGGAAATTTGGGAGTTGTAAAAATTGGTTCTGGAATTGCAGTTTCTAATGGAATTATTTCTATTCAAGATGGTTCAACAACTCAGAAAGGAATTTTGCAAGTTGGGGCTGGTTTAACTCAAGGTAATGGAATAATTGCATTTGAACCTAATAATTTACCTTTAGCTACACAGACAATAAAAGGTGTGGTTAAGTTGGGGAATGGTTTAAGAACTATTAATAATGCCCTTCATGTAGATCCAACTGTTATTCCTGAATTAATTTCAGTTGGTACTGGTCTTTCAATAAATGGGAGTGGAGCTCTTTCTATTAATATGGATGGGTTACCATTAGCAAGTTCTTCTCAAAAGGGATTAGTAAAAGGACCAGCAAGTGGAGATTTAACAATAACAAATGGAGTTCTAGCTCTTGGAGCAGATTTATTTAGGAAAAGTGCAGTAACTTCAACAACTTTAAATTTCTCAATTGGTAATTATCCAAATTATCCAACTCTTGTAAGTAATGCATTTAATACAAATTTGTTACTTTCAAATATGTTTATATATGACTGCCCATCAGGTCAAACAGTAACTATTAATAACCCAACAAATGGAACTAGTGGAACCCAATTTACTTTTATAATTAAAGGAACTAATAAAGCAGTGAATTTTGGTACTGCATTTAGATTTAGAAATGATTTAACTCCTTCAGAACTTGCTACTACAAATTCATTTGATATTATAGTGCATGTATATTGTGCAGTTTCAAATCAATTTTATTGCAGATATTCAAAATTTAATCCATAAGCTCTCCATAAAAAAGGGAGAGAATGTTTAGTTCTCTCCCTTTGCTCTTTATTAAGCTTTTACAGTCATTGCCCTGGCTGCAAGTCTTTTTGCAATTGGATATAATTCTTCTTTAGACAAATCTAATTTTACAATGTATTCAATGGAATTTTTACCTTCTGCATATTTTACAAGATAATTAGCCCCCACTTGAAAATCACTCAGTTTATATGGATGATGAATTTTCTTAATTTTAGACACATATCTCCCAGTGCCTTTTTCAACAATCACTTCATTTTCATTTATTGAAAGCACTTTAACAAAAGCAAATTTCAAAACATCTTTTCCTGTTCCAATCCATGAAGGTTCATGTCCATCTAATAACATTTTCATATATTCAGGTAATTCTGGAATTGGTAATGTATTAACTGCCTGAAGTGGTTTAATTTTAGCAAAAGCTGTATTTAATTCAGCAACTGCTTCATTTACTAATAATAGAGATTCCCTTAGTTCTTGATATGTGGTCATAATACTGCTCCTTTGTTTTGTTGTAAAATTATATTTATTAAAAATATTTTTAAGGTTATCAGCACCAGTACCAGTTATCTTTCCCAAAAATCATTTACTTCATCCCAATCATTTCCATCTGCTTCAAGAGGCAAATCAAAATTGGTTCTTTTATTACTGCATTTTAAATCTCTACAGAATGCAATAATTTCAGATTGAGTCATTCCTTTAGGAATTCTTAACTTTAATTCATCAGGAATTTCTACATATTTTTCTATTTCTTGCCAGAATAATTGTGTATGCATAAATTTGTTTCTAGTAAATTATAAAAAGCAGTATTAACAAAATATCTCCTATGCCTGCCCTGACCTGGCTTTTCTTTATCAACACTTACTAATAGTCCTTCTTTTAGCCATTTTGGAAAGGTGTCAGTAGGTCTTCCAATAATTTTAGTAATTTCTCTGCTTTCAATTTCTATTGTTTTATTAAAGTCATCTCCAAATTTAGTTTTAACCCATTCAAGTACTCTGGAAATAGTTTTTAATTTAACCTTAGTTAATTTCATTAGCTTCACCTTTTTCTTGAATTAATTCTAGAATTTCTTGTAGAAAATCTCCATTGAATATACTATTAAGTACTTCTAATTGAGTAGTTTCTAACTTTTCTAAAAATTCTTCATAGGAGGTTGTTTCTCCAGAAAAATCCATTAAAATTAAATTAACTTCAATAATTTTATGAGTCATCTGATTAATTTCAGCAATTACACCATATTGAATTTCATCTCCATCAAAATGTTGTTCAATGAAATTTTCTAAATATTTTAGATATACATCTGCAGAAGAAATTGAATTCAAAATATCTGCTGCTTCTTCATTTAAATTAATTTCATAAAAACATACATATTGTTTATGAAATTTATTAGTTAAAAGACTTTTTATTAATTCTTGTTTCATATTGCTTACCCCTTTTTAATTAAAATTGAAAGTTTGTCAACTATACTATTAAGTAACAAAACTACAGTTATTTTAAAAATAATTTCCCAAGTATCTGGATCAGTTATAAATTCCATAATTAAGACTCCAATATTTCATCAAAATAGTCATTTATATTTTTATAAATGGCTTTAATAAGTATTTCCATCATTTCTTCAATTGTAGCATGACTAGTAATTTTAATACTAAATGGTTTATCAAAATTTGCATAATTATAATTAAATGTTAATGATCTACTCATAAATGAATAATTGTAAATGTTAAATTTTAATTTAATAAATCTGAATTTCTTTTCAAGTTTAGCTAATTCAATTTGCATTTGTTTATCAAAATCTACTTCAGTCATTTAATTAATTTAAAAAATTCTTTCTGAGCTTTTTCAGAATGTTTAGCTGACCTTTGATCAAGATTTTCCTCAAACTGTTTTCTTGCAATTCTAAATTTTTCATAAGCTATTGTGATTTTGTTGTTCATACTTTATCTCCTATGTTTTAAATATGTATTTATTATATCATATGTTTATTTAAAAATACACAATTATTTTATAAATTAGTTTTTATGCAATATGTCATTTATATTCAATTTATGTTTTCTTTTTATTCCTAGTACTTTATCATTTTTCTTCATAGCCCATAATGTCTTAATTGCATGATCAACTTGTTCTTTTGATTTGCCAGTAATTTCATCAGATATAGATAAAATTCTCTTAAGTAATTGGTGTTGCACATTAAACATAATCATTTCTAATTCATTATAATTTCCTTCTTTTGACATTTTGCCAGATCTAGGAATTATTCTCCATATAATTTCTTTTTTGGGTGAATTAATTATAATTGGGATAAGTTGAATAAGATATGCCCTAACAATTGGAGTACTTTCATTTCTTTTATCTATCATACGTAATGTATCAATTAAGTAATCAGTAAATTGCTCAGCACCTATTTCTGAATATTTTTGTTTCATTGATTTATTTGATAATTTTAATAAGATGTCATTCATCCTTTTAATTAAATTACTCATAAACATATCATATCCATAAAATAATATAACTTCATTTTTATTAAAGTGATTATATCTCTCTTTTAATATAGTAAAGAAGTAAGTTGTTTTCCAAAACCAATCAGGAGCTCCTTTACATTCAGTGTCATTACTACTCATTATTTCTAATAACTCAATTTCTTGACTATCTCTTTGCATAGCTAATAATTCTATGCCATATACACCTGATGATTTATCTACATATGAAGGCATTAAGTAAAATTCATGAGGTAAATCATTCATAATACTTCTCCTTCAGCTATCCATATACCCAGCCCAAAGAAATAGAAACCAGGCAATAACTCACTCCTGTTATGCATGTTTGTAATGTTTGTAATGTTATATATGTTATAGATGTTTGTAATGTTATATTGCATCAAATTTATTAATGAAATCATATACTTATGCAAATTTACTATCCATTTTTGAACTTCATTTTTATTCATTATTTTTCTCCCTTGTATTAAATTATGTTATTTCTAAAAAACAAAAAGGGCCTATAATCTTCATCTCCTGGCAGAAATTTGATTATAAGCCCTTCTTCATTTTATAAATTATTTTTGTTACTTGTATTTCTCTGCCAGGAGATATATTTGTATTATATCATATTTATTAAAAAAGTACATATTTATTTTATGTAAATGAAGGAATAGAGATAGCATTAGTGTATAAGTTTTTATGGATGAATTTAACAAGGTGATCAAGGTGAAATAGCAAGAAGTAAGGACATATGTTATTATAGGTATATGATTAGAAATACCATGGTGATAAACCTGGATTAAATTTTATATAGATTTAACATATATCCTTAATCATAAAATTCCTTCATATAAACAATTTTGAGGTGAGTAACCTGATTTAGGAAAATATATAAGTTCATAATTTTCTTTATAAAAACCTGAACTATAGTTAGATTTGGTTAAATTAACTCTTCCATTTGTTTTTGAAGTCCATATTTGTTGTTTCATATCTTTTTCAGGAAACTCAAGTTTATTAATTATAACTTTAATCATAAAAGCTCTCTGAATAGACATTGCAAGGACCACGTTTAAAGTTAGCAGGTTTTGGTATTGACTTAAATGTTCTAGTGAAACCAAATCTTGTGTTGCTTTTGTTTAAATTTGATTTTGCTATTCCTTCAGCAGTGTCATGCCATTCTTCTGTAAAACCCTGTCTTGTTATAACTTTAATCATAAAAATTCTCTGAATAGACATTACATGGCCATTTAGAAATTCCATATTCTGGATGTTCAAGACAATTCCCAACTCTGGCAAATTGTCCTCCAGAATTAGATCTTTGATAATTAGTTTCAGAAATATGATGAAAATTCTTTTTAAACATCCTATCTCTCAAGTTATTTCCTTTTTTATCAACTTTAAAACATCTTTCTTCATTAATCATAAAAGCTCTCTGAATAGACATTGCAAGGAGCTCTTTGCATGCTTCCAAAAACGATTTTCAATATTAATAGATTGACCAATATACTTTTTTCCTGAAGGAGATGTTAAAATATAAATTCCACAAGTCATTAGAATTCTACTCTTAAGTTATCTGAAATTGTAGTTACTTCAAATTCAAGTTTATTAATAATAACCTTCTTAGAATTAGGTTCTCCTTTTATCTTCTTTTCTTTTACAGGAATACGCACATCATCTAAATTATATGTCATTGCACTAACGGGTACCTTTTTATTATTCTCATCTTTATTCTTCCAACCCATTGCAATTGGTTCATGACATCCTTTCAAATTTTTTCCTTTTGGCATACCACTCCAATAAACCCATTCAATCATATCTCTTATTTCAAACCCAGCTTTGCGTATTCCATATGCCATGACGTCATAAGTTCTTGCAGCATTAAAACTTGAAATTG